ATACTGAACTGAGTGGGATCTCTTGGAAGCATGGCAACAGGAGTCCGGGACATCGCCCCCCTGCCTGGTGCTACCTCGGCAAATGCATCGGCACAAACCAGCGACCCAATAACCATCAGGGTGAGAGTCTTTGAGAAATCGAACCCGTCAACAAAACTCTTACATGCTTCAATTCCGCCAGGGTCTCCGACGAACTCATACCCCTGTGAAAACATAAAAATCGGATAGAGATCAAACGCTTCCGACAACAGCCCGCCTTTCTCGTATACAGATATGTATCTGGAGAGGAGTTCAGTCGAACGAGCGTTGGTTCCTGCATCCTGAAACGTTGCCTTATCTGCTTTGCTAGAGGTGCCAATGGTTTTAAGTTTTATCTGGTCTTCGACTTCTTTTGTGAAATACTGCGTTAAATGCCTGAATATTCCCATGTTACGTTATCGCGCCCCCTTTCATAAAAAACAGCATTAGTGCCACAACTGCCGCGACAATTACCGCCTGTAAAATGTTCATCACCCTATCAATCACCGGCTGAGCCCCGACCCTCTTATGCTCTGATTTCTCCAGCGCTTCTATTCTGTTCCAACACCGCGACCAGTCGTTTGTCCGTCTACAGTTGTGCTCGACGTCGACAATTCGTTCTTCGTGATCTTTTAGAGTTTTCCTGATTTCTTCCGTAAACGCCTCAAGTCTTTTGTTTGTCTCAAATAATCGTGCATTAAGGTTTGACAACTCGCCGGTCACCTGAGTAACAGCAACAGAGTTGTCCAAAATAGATTGCATTAAGTCATTTAGCGAATCTGCCATAGGTTACACCCCCTCCCGGATTCGAACCGGGCCTGCCCGCAGGGGTGCCCGCGTGGAGGGATGGAAAACATTCGAGTTGTGGGGTTTTTTGTGCATGTTTTTCACGCGGGGAATAGTAAAAGGTGGTTTGACCCACCCGGTTACTGAGTTTCTTTCTTAAACAGTCGCATGATGCTTGACTGGTTCCCTACGAAATGTTCGCCGTTTGGGAATTCAATCATCCATCTCTTCTCTTCAGGAACCTGTGCAACGTCTGGGTTCGTGTTTATCCCCAGTTTATAGCCGTTCTTCTCTTCTACGACTTTAATAAAGTTCTTTTTTACCATTCTTTATTCTCCAGGTAGTTATACACCGTTTTTAGTATGCGTTCTAATACCGCAATAACTGATCCATACGCTACCAACTGAGTCTCAACACTCATCTGCGTAATCTCTGATCCAGAATACGCCGCCATAACTCCCACAAATGCGCCGATGATAACCGTTGCCAGGAGCGACATAATTTCGAAACTAACGTCTGGTTTCGTTGGATCAATTCTTTTGGTGCTCCACCAGATAACGGAGTAAAGAGCACCAGTTAAACATGCAATTAGGATAGGTTCAAAATCAATCATGGTTGTGCCTCCTCATCCGAGACATTAGCCTCAGACTCATCGGCAGACTCATCCCACAACCAGTCAATTGCACCTGACGCGCTGTCAGTCTCATTTAACCGGAGCAGTGCATGATCATGTCTGCTATACGAATACTGGAGCAGAGACGAGTTTGTATCAAGCCCGGACTTGAGAGAGCCCTTCACGTCCTCAAACAGGTACCCATTCGGGCTGGTTCCGACACCGGAATAGGAAACCGTCTTATCGTCAACAGTCACGGCACTCTCGTACGTAGTGCCTTCGCCGCTTCCCATCATACCCCAGAGCCCTTCTATCGTTTGAGTTTCGGGGTATCTGCTTGAACTCTGGTTGCCATACCCGGCGATGAAGTTGGCCTGGTCACACATTGACTCCGGTATGTTGGTTTGAGTTGAGAACATCCCGGCACTATCGAACGCGTTTAACATCCCGGTGGTTTCTACCCTGGTTGTGTCTGTCTTCTGTATACCGGATCTCCCCAGGGTTAAGATGGTTTGGCTTGTCCCGCCATAGATGTATGAGTCGTTGACTGTCCCGAACCTCATCAGGTTGTCTGACGTTTCCCACGACTCTGAACTGGTAACTATTATAGACCCACCATTTGAGTAAACTGACGATGTGACGAGACCGTGAGACGGCAAGGCGCAAAGCACCACGCAAAAAATAAGAGCGATAATTATTCGTATCATTTCTGGAACGGGCACACCTTTTTGATGAATGCCCACGCTTTCTGATGTAGTTTCTGCTGCTTCTTTTGTATTTTATTCAGTTCTTTCTCTGAATAGTCTATATTAAGCAGGGATCCGTCTGCCATGTTGGTTTTATATGCGCTCTATTATCTTAAAGATACCCGTATCGGTGCTTCCATTGCCTTCTCAAGATAAAGGCATAGATACCTAAGACAATCCTCGCTGTGGTCCGAGACCTTTCTTGGCGTCTCTTTGTCAGCCGTGCCCTCTCTGGCAGTTTCCCACACATACTCCTCCATCTCTTCAATCAGGCACGTAGGTTGTTTCGCTTCCAGGAGTTTTTTGTCCGGTTCAACGAGACAGTCAGAAAACACATACAACCGAGGCTTCCCGTCACCCGCTTTCCGTAACCGGGTTTGCACCGCCTGTATTCCCATTTTGATGTCCTTCTTCGCCGGGATAGTGGGGATACCGTATCGTTCAAGGGTAGCCCTATCCTCTGCATCATGGTCACAGATAGTGGCCCGGATGTTCTCGCTGCCTGTGAGTCTGTTAATCTCCCTGGCCGCGTCTTCCACCAGGAGCCCGGTTTGGTAAAGTTCACGATACAGATACAGGCGCCCGTCCTTGTCCTGTGCAAACCAGAGGCACACGAACGGGTTGGTGTAACCGAAATCAATTACCCGGTATCTTGTCCATACGTCAGGCAGCGGAATAGGATCAATAACATGAATCGCCCGGTCCCAGGAGTCGTATATAATGCCTTCTGCACTTACCCATTTTCCCCGCCTCAGGCGCTGGTATCGTATGCCTGTAAGGGTATCCAGGACCGCCATAGTCCTAACACCCTGCTCTGTCATTTCTCCATCGGGTGTGAACAGGGTAGGGTTGTCCTCGTGCCGGGACTCAAGGAGCTTGAGCGCTCCTGCCTGTGCCCGTTTTAGTATCCAGTGCGACGGGCCCCACGGATTACAATCGCCCAACATTTGAGGGTATGGCATATTCCCGGCTCTCCCGGTTGCACGGGTTAAGAGCTTCTCCCAGTCGTCAAGGGTTAACTCTTCGGCCTGGTTAACATAGATAACATCACGCTCAGACGATAGGATCTTGTCTGGGTTATCCATCCCACCGACGTATATCCGACTTCCGTTGTCGTAGTCATACCATTCAACGTGTGAGCCTCCATATGGCTTTACACCGCCCCGTATGACTTTGCGTTCATACGTCTGGAGCACGGATCCGGTCATGCTCTTTCTGGTTTTTCGCACCATTGCGCACTGGATACCTGGATACCTGATACAAAGCGCGTGGAGTTTCTGGAGGCAGGCATAGGTTTTTCCCGTCTCGGCCGGGCCTGATAAAATAACTTCCTGGTTCCTGCATCCCCAGAGTTCAAGAGCTGCACCCCTAGGATCATACCCCCCGTCTGAATCTTCCAACACGACGTATTTTGCCCTAGAGGTCCTCAAGTTTCACACCCTTGAGCACCGCAAGCACCACTGGGGCGCCCCCTTCCACTTCGGTAACGGTTCGTTCTTTCCACGCCGCTTTCTTGCGGTTGGTTAACCAGAGCTTTTGAGCGCCAACGTCAGGCACCACGTCAACCGTCTTCCGTTCAGTTTTTACTATCTCGCCGGATCCATCGGTCACAACCTTGGTTTCTGTGTACTGGTATCCCATTGCCCGTTTATACAACGCCATTTCAACGCGACAATCAGCGGGTTCCTTTCCCTCTTTAAGCGCATCTGAAAATTCCGGGTATTTATTAATCCATTCGTAAAAAGTGGACTCTCCGATTCCAAATTTTTGGGCTATTTCTTTGTTGCTTAGGCCTTCTATGCATAAGGCCCGCGCCCAATCTGGATGTATATCTATATCATATGCAGCATTACGCCCCACGGATTTTTCTATTTTCTTCTTTTTAGGAGGCATATCAACGCTCTATCTTTCTCCCCAAACCATATTAAGCCCTTCCTTCGTCACTTCGTACCTGTCCCCCATCTCCCGCACTTTCCCGGTATCACGGAGTTCAAACAGCGCCCTTCCCACTTCTGCAGGAGACGCCATTTTAATCCTGTGTTGCACCTGCCGGACAGTGGATCCCCGGTTGTGCATGAGATCAACTATTATTGCTCGTTTAATCATTCTCTCTCCCTTCCCATGTGCAATGTATTTCCATTACCCGGTTCATGACGTCCATGACCCCAACGTTGTATTTCCGCGCAATCGCTTCTATATCAAGACACACCCTTACAGCCTCTGCATCAAACCCCGTGCAAGTCATTTCTTCACCTCCTCTTTAGGGCACAGGAGCCACCACGTAGGCTCTGTAAGGTTACACGGTTTGACAATCACGCATTTGCCGTCCTGGTGTGGAACCATTGAAACGTATATGTCCCCGCTTGGTAGTTCGTCCAGGAGTTTTAATAATTTACTCTTTTCTACCCTAGCGGGGATATCATACCCCCCGCCAATCTCTGCAATAGCCATGTAGTCATTATACTGATGCAATATTGTTGTCATTTCCATCTCCCGTTTTGTATCAACTCGTCTATTGTTCGAAAATAATTGTATTTCTGCCCCATACACTCAATTACAATCGCAATTGACGAGACATCATTTATTGCCAGTTGTGCCCCATTTTCGCGGGTAATTATGCATTGAGTATCCACATCTATTTTCATGGTATCAACCTACATCCCATAATGACCGGATCTGGTGCCGCAGCATTCCTTCCCACACTCCCTCTCACAATCAAGCATTGCCTTTACTGTTCCTGATAGTTCTTTGCCGTCAAATATGCTTTTAGACTGAACGTAGCAGCAGTTTATCTTGAGAACCGGGGCTTCCTGGGGGAATATGCCATGCATCCGCATCGTTATCATGTCCGGGTGCCGGGTATCCTCTAAATCCACTTCACGAAACTCAATACCATTCTCTCTCAATAGTTCTTCCAACCTGTCACAGTTCGGACAGGTTTCAAGTCTGAATACAATTATTTCGCTCATTCTAATCCCCATTTCCTAAAGTCATCTGGATTAAAATGTTTTTTCTGTTGTTTATAGATGTAGTCGATTCTTTCAATTATATGAGCAATCTGTCTAAATGCAATATTACACTCTAATTTTCCGGCCTCGCATTCATACCCGCATGATTTAAGTTGCGGTATCAATTCATCA